CCGAGCGGGCGCGGTCGTTGCGCAGTCTGGGGATTACGGCGTAGCGCAGGTCACGGGGGCCTTAGCTTCAGCGGACCTCGCGTCTACTTCCGACGTAGCCAAGGGGGACGCGCTCCTTGGCGTAAAGCAGCCCTTTACCGGCGCGGTGGCGAGGACCGGCCACGCTAAGAACCAGGAATTTGTAAGCGTACAAGACTTTGGCGCGACGGGCGACGGCGCAACGAACGACTCCGCCGCGATCCAGGCTGCGATAAACACCGGGAAAGGTGTCTACGTGCCTAATGGTACTTACCGATGCGCCAATATCTTAATGCGCAGCGGTTTACACATCTATGGCGAAAGCCATGACGCAGTATTGAAGTTGGTGGATAACGCTTTGATGGCCTCTTATAATGGCGGCGTGGCTGATTCAAATGGATATTATCCCGGCAATGTTTTGTGCTCTACGCTGATTCATGACGGCGGAGCGTACTATGACGCGGGTGTGCGCGCTCGATGCCTGGATAACTCGGCCGACCCTAATGAATTTATTTTTAAAGACATCCTGATTGAAAACCTAACACTGGACGGGAATAAGGCTAATAATCAGGTGGGGGATTTACAGCAGAATCGTAGTGCGATGGGCTCTTGTGTCAGTATTTACCAGTGTAAAAATGTGACTGTGCAAAAATGTAGGCTTATCAACGCGCGACTCGACGGGATAGCGATTGGGTACACCCCTCACGGAGGTAGCGATTACTGCAAATTAGTTAATAACCATTTTGAGGGCAACCAGCGAACGAACATAGCGCAGATGACCGGTAAGCACAACACCATCGCCGCGAATACCGGGAAGCAGCCTACAGGAGGTACAGGCGTCACTATAGGGTCAGCGCTGGACATTGAGCCGAATTGGGCAGGCGAGGTGGACTGTTATCACGTTGTCTCAGGAAATAACCTGGGCGGTTCCTTGTCGATGGTGTCCGTGCAGCCGGGCGCGTTGGTACACGGGTGTGCCGTCAGCGGCAACACCTGGGTGGGGACGCTCGCGCTTAACCCCGAGGATTGCTCTGGAAGCGTTATTCACGGGGATACGTTTATCGGGACCGATACGACTGACTGGCTTGAGATTCGGGGCGTGACAACTCCGTCAACTGCTATTGAACCCGTAGTTATCGAGGGTTGTTCTGCGCTAGGCTTCAACCGCGTATTGCTACAAGAGGATCACGGAGGCCAGGTCAACACCCGGATAGTTGGTTTAACCTATCGTGGAAAAGCCTTCGGCACCCTGTCGAGGGCTTATAGGTTTACCATTACGGGGAGTAGTTTCACATTCACCGGCAATACAGATACAGACACAATCAAATTGTCGATGACACTCGGTGGCACCGTTTCCCCGCAGGGGGAGGTTGTGTTCCGCGGCAATCGCTTCCGAGGGGTTTCTAACACCAATTTTCTGAACTGGGCACGGGACACTTCTTGGACCACTGCGCGTAATAATCTTGTATTTGCGCATAACGATATTGATGTCACGGGGCACACTTATCAAGTGTTGGCCACTACCGGGGGGATTACTTTTGACAGCAACACTGTAAATAATTTTAAACCTATCCATGTGACCACCTCCTTCACCCTATCCAGTTTTAGCAAAAATGAGGTGTATGCTGCGACAACAACAGAGTTTGTGACAAACACCGCTGTATCATGGAACTTTACGAATATCGACAGTAATAAGTGCGTGAATGTGAATATTAGCGTGAATTACCCCTTGGACAGCACCATCTGTAAGAATCGGCTGCTCAACGGCAATGTGTACATCGCCTACACCACGGCGGACGCTTTGGGGAGGAATGTGATCGCACATAATGAACTCACGGCTACCGCCACCATCGCGCTAGCCTACCAAGTTGCGACAGGCGGTTCCTTTGTACACGGGATAAACTTCGTGGGTAAGGACAACTACTACTACAATACTGCCAACGGCGCCTATACTGCCAAGGTGTCGATCTCAGCCGCGCTTGATGCGGGAAGCTATGAAGGCGCGTTCGTGTAGTGGGGTATAAAATTCGCGCTTTGCTGCGCTCAGAGAGGCTATACTCTCCCCATGGCTGATCCGTCCCCCCTCCGCAAGCCCATGAAACTCCAACCTGGGGTCACTGCCCGGATGGACACGCCGGTCCCCTCCCGGTTAGAGCGGGGGACTTTGCTCATGCAGGAGCTGAAGTCCCCCGAGTACCTTCCCGGCGTCGGCCCCGAGTCCTCTGATTCAGTTCGTGTGGCGCAGGATGCGGACATCAATACGGTGATCGGCTATGCGCAGCAGCAGTGGCCGGGGCTTGGGTTCATTGGTTTCCCCTTCCTTGCCGAGTTGAGCCAGATTTCGGAGTATCGCCAGCTTGCTACGCGCATCTCTCAGGAGATGACGCGCAAGTGGATTAAGATCCGTTCGCGCTCGGAGAAGGACAAGAGCGAGGAGATCAAGAAGATCCAAGAGGAGTTTGAGAGGCTGGAGATCCAGGCGGCGTTCAGGACGATGGCGGAGTACGACGCCCTCTTTGGGAGAGGGCAACTCTACATCGACCTCGGGCCTGCCAAGGACGAGGAGCTTGGTTCGCCTCTTTTGCTGGACGCGCACAAGATCAAGAAGGGTGCGCTGCTTGGGTTGCAACCCATCGAGCCCCTATACAGCTACGCCTATGATTACGACGCGGGTGAGCCGCTGAGCCGACACTTCTACAAGCCCCGCACCTGGTACATCATGAAGCGGAAGGTCCACAGCACTCGTCTGCTCACCTTCATTTCCCAGCCCGTACCCACGATGCTGAAGCCCATGTACGCCTTCAGCGGCGTGAGCATGTCGCAACTCGCCATGCCTACCATCGAGAACTTCCTGAAGATGCGGCAGAGCGTGGCCAACATCGTGCAGAACTACTCGCTGCGTGGGATCAAGACGAACATGTCGGGCATCCTGGAAGGTGGAACGGACACCCTCGATAGCCTCATCCAGCGCATCCAGATTTACACGCAGCAGTCCTCAAACGAGGGACTGATGGTGCTGGACAAGGAGATGGAGGACTTCTTCCAGCACACCACGCCCATGACCAACATTGACAAGCTGCTCGACCAGTCGCGGGATAACATCTGCGCCGTGGCCAACATCCCCCGCATGGTGCTCTTCGGGCTGAGCCCCGAGGGTATGAACGCTAGTGCGGACGGTGAGCTTGCCGTGTTTGAGCAGTACGTCTCTGGGATGCAGGAGTCCCTGTTCCGCCACAACCTGGAGAAGGTTCTTCGGCTGGTGCAGCTATCTTTGTTCGGCAAGGTTGACCACGACATCACGTTCGACTTCTGCCCCCTCCGAGAGCTGAGCGCGAAGGAGTTGTCGGAGATACGCAACCAGAACGCGCAGGCCGATAATATCTATGCCAACATTCCTGGCGTGGTCGCCGGTGCCGAGATTAGGAAGAAGTTGGCGGACGACCATACAAGCGGGTGGGACAACCTCGACATAAGCAAGGTCGTGGTGCCCGAAGAAGTCTCTGAGCGCAAGAAGGCCAACCCCGGCGCCAATTCCACGGGGACTCAAGAGAACCGAACTTAGGAGAAGTCATGGCCCCCACCAAAACGATCTACCGCTGCCACTGCGGCGCTAACACCAGCGAGCTGCCCTCGCAAAGCGTTCACGACGTCTGTGAACGGTGCGGCACTGGGTTCTTGGCCCAGCATGTCGGCAGTGCCCCCGCAGCGCAGCCCTCGCCTGCGATGCAGGTGGCTAAGGCTGAACGGTTGGCCTCGCCTTTGAAGGCCGCTGTGCAGGTCCCGACCGGGAACCCCGCCCACGCCATTATCTCGAAGACTGTTGTGAGCAACGGTAAGGTAAGCGTCATCAAGATCGACGCCGTGACCGGGCGCATCATCAATGACACTAGGCAAGGCTGAGCTATGACCCGCGTTCACAGCAGCATCGCCTTCGACCTGAAGTCCTCCACACGGGAGATGCTCCCGAGCGGCTTCATGCTCGTGCGGTCGAACAACCTCACCAAGGAACAGATCTCGCCCTACATGGGTCACGAGGTCTCTGCCGGTGACGAGGTGGGCTGGGACGACGAGAAGGTCTACCAGCTCTACCGCCCCGGCGACGAGCTGGACAAGGCCACCCCCCTGTACAACGGCCTGCCCCTCCTGCTGGGGCACCACTCCTTCGACCCTGAGAAGCCACCCAAGGATACGATCATCGGCGCCATCGGCACGGATGCGAAATTCAACGGCGGGTACGTGACCAACTCCCTGACGATCTGGGACAAGAGCGCCATCCAGGCGGTCATGGACGGGTCGATCACAGAGCTGAGCGTCGGCTATAGCTACGACCTGGAGCCTGTTCCCGGCATGTTCGGGGACATGAGCTACGACGGGGCCATGCGCAACATCCGTCCCGAGCACGTAGCCCTGGTTGAGAAGGGCCGGGCAGGCTCTGAGGTCCGAGTAGGGGACGCCGCGATGGACGCGGATAAGCCGGGGCATTCCTTCCACGGTAATCAGAAGACCGGGGGGTTTGGGTCTGGACCTAAGAAGAAGCCGGTCGTGGCCGTTGCAGTTAGCAAGGACGTAGCTAAGCGCAAAGAGGTGAGCCCCAAGTCCGGTATCAAAGAGTACGGCAAGGTGCGTTTTGCGGACCCCAAGAACCACAAGTATCCCATTGATTCTCCCAAGCATATCCGCGCTGCCCTGTCATACTGGGGCATGGCAAAGAACCGCTCCAAGTATCCCAAGGCCGATCAAGCGGTGATCGGGAAGCGCATTCACGCGGCTTCTAAACGCCTGGGAATCGGCTCAACTTCCGGCGACTCAGCCGGTCATTTCAAGGAGACTACTATGGCGAAGAATGCCACGAAGGCCCTGTCTCCGCTGGCTTACAGGGTCGCCGGTGCCGTTAATGCGCATCTGCGAACTAGGCTGGCGGCGGACGCCGCGATCAAGGGCAAGGACTTGCTCCAGATCGTGAAGAACGTCAGCGAGACCCGCTTCCGCAAGCAGGTTGACGGCCTCACTGGTGCCATCAAGGCCAAGTACGGCCTGGACAGCGTGGAGGGCCTCAAGAAGCTCCTTCTCGCCCTAGACGAGGACGAGGACGAGGACGAGGACGCAGCTCCTTGCGACGAGGACGACGAGGACGACAAGTTCCCGGATGACCTCAAGAAAAAAGGCAAGGACGAGGACGACGAGGACGACGAGGACGACGAGGACGACGAGGACGACGAGGACGACGAGGACGACGAGGGTGAACCCCCTGTCGAGAAGGAAGCTGAGAAGAAGATGGCCAAGAAGGT